AGCACCACCTTTGACACGTTTTATTTTGAATTTCAAAAATTGATGTCTTTGGTTTATATCTTCAGGTTCGTTAATAATATCAAATATAGCTCCATCATTAGCTCTTGCTATTCTACAATTACTATTAATGTCTGGTCTGTACCATGTTTCTACATTTGCAGTATCTTCTATGGAATATATACCATTTACTGTTTTTTCTGTTCCACCATAAGTTTTGAAACTTCCAAAAAACAAATTCACTGATTTTTTATTTTTATCTTTTACAGACAAAGCTTCTTCAACTGTTGGATATTCTTTTTTATTAACACCATTTATTTTAGATATTGATTTTGGGATCAACAATACAAGTGGAATAGGATTTTTTATCTCTAGTCTATAATCACTCATTTTTATCACCTTCACTATTCTCTTTGGTGCTTTCTTTTTCAATATCAGAACTATCTTTTCCACTTAATTGAATTGCTCTTTGTAAGAAATATGGAGAGAACGATGTCCCTCCACTTCCATAATTCCATAAATCTGATACACCTCTTGCAATTACACCAACTGTCGAAGAAGCATCAACAACCTCTTTCTTTACTCCACCATCTAAAAGAAACTGCTTTACATCATCAATATAACCTTGTATCGTGTCATCTTGATACTCGCCAGTAATTCCAAGGCGTTTTTTTACTTCTTCTAACATATTACTTACTCCTTTAATCTAGCTTTTCAACTAATCTTTTTTCATTGGCTAGTAACTCTTTAGCTCTATCTTTATCAACATAGATTTCATCATTAACTGCATAGTCTTGTTTAGTGTATTTGTCAGTAAATCCAATCAAAACTCTTAATTTTACTGCATCAGTTTTTTTCTTTTCAGCTTCAGCTTTTGCTTTTGCTTCTTCCTCTGCCTTGGCTTTTTCTTCAGCTTCAGCTTTTGCTTTTGCTTCTTCCTCTGCCTTGGCTTTTTCTTCAGCTTCAGCTTTTGCTTCTTCTTCTGCCTTGGCTTCTATTATAACTTCAGGTGCATCAACATCTATTACATCATTCTCTTTTACTTCTTCTGATATAATATCTTTTTCATTAATTACAACTGGTTCATTTTCTACTATTTTATCTACTTGTTCTTGTTTCTTTGCCATTTTATATAACCTCCCTTTAAAAATAATTAATTAAGGGGATTTTCATCCCCTCTTCTTAGGCTTTAACAGATTTTTTTAACAAATAGATATAGTTAGTATTTAATGGTTTACCATCTAAAATTACTAAACCTTTTGTGATCCATTTGTTTTTATCTTCATCAAAATATCTCTTGTATCCGAAAGTCATATTTGAGTTAATACCATATGCTTCTTCAGGTACCCAGAATATTCCAAAGAATTCTCCATTTGCACATAAGTCAAATGATTTGAATAAATCTTGTTCTGTTCTAAGTACAGGATATTCATTGAATTTATATTGCTTATCGCTAACATCAAATCCTGCTTTATTGATTGGTTGATTATTGGCATCTTTTAATGTGCATAGATTTCCTACATATGTTTGTTTTGCCATAGCAAATTCTGGATTTGCACCTTCCATACCAATAGGAATATTAGCAAATAATTTCTTCTCCCATTGTGTCCAATCTGCAATTTCTTCTTCTGTAAATTCTATAATATTAGCTTCTGGAACTCTTTTTAATCCTGCTGCAACATCTGTTAAAATTCCTGTTGGTTGTCCATTTCCTGTTCCTCTTAATACTGCTTCATCTCTTGCTTTTAAATAAGCTTTTAATAAAGCCTTAACTAATTCTTTTTCAAATACTTCAACAGATAAAATACTTTGTAATAGTGATTGTGCTATTCTTACTTCTCCAATATGGTATGAGAATATAACACTTCCTGTTGCTCCACCAGCATCTTGTTCTTCACTAACTCCATGTTCTTTATCATTTCCATCAGTTCCGCCCCATGTAAATGTTGCTTCAAATTCACTTATAGGAATTTCAATACCACCTTGAACATTTAAGAAAATTGTCCATATGATTTTTCAATTTTTTGAATTAACTCTTGTAAAACAGTATGTGGAATTAATACTCCTAATGCATCACTTGTTACTTCTCCTGCAGCTCTATTTTCACTTCTATATTGAGTTAAGATTTCATTTAATCTTGCACTTCTTTCTCCTGTTTGAGCATAATGCTTAAATGCTGTTCTATATTCCATTGAAGAAAGTACATCTTCATCATTTGAAACTTGTCCTCTTTGGTTCATTTGTGCAGTTCCAATAACATTTAATACTGCATTTGGATTGAAACCATTTGCACTTCTTCCTTCATTTGCATTTGCACTTCTTCCTTCATCTGTATCATCATTGTTGTCATCATTATTATCATCATTTTGATTGTCATTTTCTTCTTTTTCTAATTCAGCAAGTTGTTTCTCTGCATCAGTAATTTCATCGCGTAATGCTATTAATGATTCTCCTAAACTTCTAACCTCATCAATATCTTGTGAGTTTTTCATTTTTTCTTCCTTTGCTTTTAATTCTTGTCTTTTTCTTTCAATTAATTTTTGTAGAAATTTTTTCATATCTAAAATCCTCCTAATAAATATTTTATTTTAAGCTTTTCTAGCTCTAGTTTATTTGAAGAAGTGTCCACCTCTCCACTCCTAGCAGTCTCCA